TACAGATCCGATGAATGAACTACAAGAAGCCGTTATAACTAAAGCCAAAAAGTTTTGTTCCAATATAGGTTATGATATTGACTATCCTATTCACATGTCACGTAATTTGGGTAGAACTACCTTAGCTGTAGCAGATCGTCGTACTAATACGATTTACTTATCCGATACGGTATTATCACAAGGTACCAAGCAAGTAGTGGCAACACTTATCGAGGAATATTTACACCTTGCAAAAGGTTTAGATGATTGTACTTACCAAATGCAGTCATACCTATTCGATCAGATTGTCACTATGAGTGAGAAGCTTACAGGCGAAGTTCTTTAGGCTCCTGTTATGAAGACCAAAGAGTGTCTGGACTGTGGACTTGAGAAGTCCGTTGCTGAGTTCTACAAAATGGCATCATCACCAGATGGGCACCATCGGTATTGTAAAACCTGCTGTAAACTACACAGGGCGGCAGAACGAGTCGGAAAGCGTGATAAGAAGAATGGTGTCTCGTACAGGCAGTACTATCGGTGTAAGGTGGATGAAGGACATAAGGATGCTGATAAGGACATCAAGTTACGTCAAGTGTACAAAGAAGCTCGAGGTATTTGTGCCCTATGTAAGAAGTACGTAAAACCAAAGGAAGCCTCGTTAGATCACAAAGTACCCGTCTCTAAGGGCGGGAAACATCACAAATCCAACGTTCAGTTAGCTCACGTCAGATGTAACAAAAAGAAAGGTGATCGTACATGAACACTAGGATGGAACTTAGAAAGTTACTACATTACAACCCTAATACAGGAGTTTTTACAAGACTCCAATCTAAACGTGGTGACTTAGTAGGTCAGATAGCTGGCTCTAAATGTTGGGGAGGAAGTACATACTATACACGTATCTGGATAAATCACAAGTCATATAGAGCACATCAACTAGCTTTCTTATATGTGGAAGGTTATATTCCCAAACTTATTGATTATATAGACGGCAACGGCTTAAATAATAAGTGGGATAACTTACGTAGCGTTGATGTTGTAACCAACGCACGTAATCACACTGTGTACTCACATAATAAAACCGGTATCTCAGGCGTAAGTAATACTTGTGGTTATTATCATGTTTACATTTACCTGCACAATAAAAAACACTCACTAGGTAATACAGTCGATTTCTTCGAGGCGTGCTGTTTACGTAAATCTGCTGAGGTTAAATATGGCTTCTGCGCACGATAATAAGTTGAGATTTCCTTTAAGGATATTCCAAAAGGAATCGGCAAGGTTTCTGTTTAAAAAGAGGCGTGCGTTATTAGCTTTATCAATGGGGGCTGGCAAAACAAGGACAGTGCTTGAAGCTATTGAAATGGATTATTGTAATGATCCGCAGGCAGATACTAAATGTCACGATGTATTAATTTTGTGTGGTAAAAACAGTCAACCAACATGGAAGAACGAGATTGCAAAATGGTTTGAGCCTGAATATCATTTTACCTATCTCACTGGCACGCCCCAATATCGCTCAGGTATCTGGAAACGTCTGCTCCGTCACGATTTTAATAAGTCCTATAACTTTTTTGTATGTACTTATGCAACGTTTGTTATAGAGGCAAAAGCAAATCCTAAAGTAGCTGCCTTACGGTGGGATTACATCATTATTGATGAAGCACAAAAGTTACGTAACCGTAAACCTGCACTTACTAAAAACGTAATGCGACACGTAACAGAGAAGAACTCTCCAGTTTTATATTTGGTCTCAGGTAAACCAGTACGTAAGGGCCCACAAGACTTGTGGACGTTAATCCGCATGATAAATAAAAAATGGTTTCCAAGCTACTGGAAGTTTGTTAATACCTATTGTATTGTAGAGGACTTCGGATTTGGACAAGAAGTATTTGGTGTGCGTAATGCAGAGGCACTGCGACAATTCCTAAAGAAGTTTATGATCCGTTACACCAAAGAAGATGTAGAAAAAGAATTACCTGAAAAGAGTCGATACAAATTGTATGTGACACCTACAGCGGAACAAATACGTTTATACGATTCGCTTGTCGATGATATGCTTGCAATGGAGAGTACAGATGAGGGTCTCGTCTTACTTCATTCATCATCCGACTTGGGTATCGGTGTTAAACTACGTCAACTACTTGTATGTCCTAAGATTCTGGACGAACGGCTAGGTTATGGTGCAGGCATTGAATCCATACTAGAACAAGCAACCGTGAACGATGAAAGGCACTTTGTAATATTTATGCCCTTCACTGCGGGTATGTCATATATCGAGCGTTACTTACACCTTAATGGCTACAAGGATGTATTCACGATCAAGGGTGGTATGGATCCAGGTCCTATAGATGAAGCCTGTTCCAATTTTGAATCTACTAAAGGTGTAGCCCTTATCTCGGTGGAATTTGCCGAAAGTTTTTCTTTACCTTCATGTGGTACGGGTTACATGTTAGGCTCATCTTGGAATCCCGATACTAACGAACAAGCTGAAGATAGACTTCGACGCCTTTCTAGTGTTCATCGTCACCTACAAATATGGTACGTTACACATGAGGGTACTATAGATGAACGTGTATTCGAAATACTAAACCGTAAGAACCGCAACGCTGCCGAAGTGTTACGTAAACCACAAGACTTCAGGAGATTAATATGAAACAATATCTAGACCTACTGCAACGTGAACTTGATGAAGGTGTGTGGAAAGAGAATCGTACTGGTATTCGAACTAAGGGTATCATCGGCGCCCATATGCAGTTCGATCTACAGCAAGGATTCCCAATCGTAACCACCAAGAAAACAGCTTTCTACACAGCCATCGCAGAGATGTTAGGCTTTTGGCTAGGTTATTCTAACGCTAAACAATTTCGTCAATTAGGTTGTAAAGTGTGGGACGCTAACGCTAATGAAAATAAGCAATGGTTAGCAAATCCTAATCGGAAAGGTACAGATGATCTTGGGCGTATCTACGGAGTGCAATCACGTATGTGGGTTGAACCTCCAATAGAAGGCGCCAATTCAGGTTGGATTGATCAGCTACATAAGGTATATAACCATCTTAAGAATGGCGTAGATGATCGTAGGGAGATCGTCACTCATTGGAATCCTGGTGAGTTAAATCAGATGGCCTTACCTCCATGTCATTTATTGTACCAGTTTGGTATTCAAGGTGACGAACTACACCTTTCTATGTACCAACGATCTTGTGATATGGCTCTTGGTGTGCCATTTAACATCACAGGTTACGCGTGGCTACTTAGTGTGATGGCTCATATAACCGATCTGAAGGTAGGAACCTTTAATCACTTCCTGCATGATGTGCACATCTACGAAAACCATATCGAAGGCGTAGAAGAACTACTTACGCGCACTCCTTACAAGCTACCTACATTAACAATAGCGGCCGATATCAGATCCCTAGAGGACATGGATACCTGGGTTACTCCGACAGATTTCAGAGTTCGTGATTACGAACATCACCCAGCAATCCAATTCGATATGGCAGTATAACAATGCCCAATAATGTAATAGATCTATTTAGGGGTAAATACTTCTTCCTATCTAATTTTGCGACGGCTCCTTGCATGTTCATGGGTAAGCTGTATGTAACTAATGAACACTTTTTTCAGTCAGCCAGAGCTAAGGCTCTTAAAGACTCAGAGGAGATACGTAAAGCATCAACACCTGCAAAAGCTAAACGACTAGGACGAAGTGTTGTTATACGTCCTGATTGGGAATATATAAAATTGGATGTTATGTATTTAGGTTTACGTTTGAAGTTTAGTCATACTAATCTTAAGAAACAGCTTTTGAGTACTCAAGAAGCCCTACTTATTGAAGGTAATAAATGGGGAGATACCTATTGGGGTGTCTGTTGTGGTGAAGGACAAAACCAATTAGGACTTCTACTGATGCGTCTACGAGAGGAGCTAAGTACGAATGCAAACCATAATAAAATTTAGGGGACCTAAAAAACATTGGATCGTGGACACCGTTGAGCGCACCCTTAGTTTTATTATATAATAACTGTGTTATTTAATAGTATTAGTATACAGTAAGTAAAGCAAATCCTACTAACAAGGAGCTTATATGCCCTTTATTGATCACTTGTTGACTATTGATCCTGAGAACCCACCGGAATACATTGCTATACGCACCTCCGACAGAGCCTCATTTCGTAGATGTAGACGTAAATGGGGACTCTCTTCAGCACTTCGATGCAATTTAGGTCCTAATGAGAAGAAGAGTTACTTCTGGTTAGGTACTGGTGGACACTTTGCAATGGAGGATTTTCATGGGTATAATGTTTATGGTCACCCATGTGAAGCTTTCTTAGCTTATGTTCATGCTTATCGGTTGTGGTGTAGTCGTAGTGACGTTAAAGATGAGCTTCCCGACGATTACGAAGAACAAACAGAACTCGCACTAGCAATTCTTGAATATTACCTCTTGTGGCTTGAAACACGTGACCCACTACAAACCTACTGGATTGATGGTCAACCGCAAGTTGAGGTACGTGCTCAGATTACCTTACCTATCGGATACGAATTGGATAATGGACACACCATTCCAATCCGTTACGATATGACTTTTGACCGTGTTATTATCGATACCGATGGGCTTTATGGTACTGCTGGCGGTTTATGGATATGTGATTGGAAGTTCATGAAGACCATCAACTCAGGTCATTTTGATACTGATCAACAGGTGTCCGCATATTGTTGGGGTGGTAATACTTTATACGATAAACCTATTTCAGGTTTTGTATATCACCAGTTTAAAAAGCAAAAAGCACAGGGCCCTCGAGTACTTCAGAGCGGTTCTATTTCCACAGCAAAGAACATGACTACTTCTCATCGTCTTTATCGTGAGGCACTTAAAGCTGCTTATGGCGAGCCAAATAAGGCACCAACAGCTAATATCGATTACATGAATACCCTTGCAGCACAGGAATCACCACATCGAGATCCCTATATTCAGAGGGATATTATACACCGTTCACAAGCACGTCAGCAAGCAACAGGTGAACAGATTCTCGCAGAAGTTGCTGAGATGCTTAATCCCAATCTTTACCTTTATCCCAATGCCACGAAAGACTGCTCTTGGGACTGTTGGATGAACGATGTCTGTGTTATGATGGATGAAGGTGAAGATTGGGAACACGTATTAGAGTTAGTAGCAGCACCTCAATCAAATATACGTGATGGGTGGCGAGAACATTTACCTAAAGGTAATCAAGAACCTTTTATCATGAATCACACAAACACAACGTCAAAGAGGTAAGTCATGGCTACAGTAAAACCAACAACGGGAAATACACCGACACAGGCGAAAACATCTGGAGCCTCGACACAGAAAACTACTGCAGGTACTACAAAGGGTGTTGCACAGGCAAAAAGGCCGCCACCGTTTAAGATTAAAACACCATCAACACGTAAACGTCACTTGAAGATGCTTATCTACGGTAACTATGGTACAGGTAAAACTACTCTTGCGGGCTCAGCAAACAAGGTAGCATCTATGCAGGATGTACTGTTAGTAGATGCTGAATCCGGTGACCTTTCACTGGAGGGTATGGAAGGTGTAGATACTGTACGCGTGATGGACTACAAAACCGTTGCACGCGTACAGGAGTTCTTAAAACGCCATTGCACACTTCGCGATACACCTAACGCTGATGGAAGTATCGGTGATATTGATGGGTTACGAAAGCTGGAAGCTTTACTACGTGATTGTGACCCTGCAGAGATCGAAGAACCACGTCAATACCACACAGTGATTATCGATTCCTTAACGGAGGTTGAAAGTCATTGTATGTACCAGCTACTGGGTATTTCGGATACCACGCGTCTTGATGAAGAAGTTCAGTCCGCTGAGTGGTCTGAGTACAAAAAGAATCATTCAATGATTGGACGTTTAGTTCGTTCCTTTCGAGATCTGCCAATGCATGTGATTATGACATGTGCACAACAGTACACTCAGGATGAAAACAAGCGCCAGATGTTTACTCCTGCAATGACGGGTAAGTTAGCTGCACAAGTTCAAGGTTTTATGGATGTCGTAGGCTATCTGGTTGTAGGTAATGCCGAAGAGGGTCAGCAGCCACCTCGACGCCTTTATGTACAACCTTCAGGTAACAAGCGTTACGACGCTAAAAACAGATTCGCGACCTTTAAAGGGTCGTATTTCGATAATCCCACAATTGAGTCGATCTTGACTGAAGTGGGTTTGTTGAAGTAACCAGCTCCGTAAGGAGGCTACGTTGATCGTAGGGATAGCGACTATATGCGAGTTAATGGCGTCTGGACACATCATTAACATCCCTAGTCAACGTAGTTTTTCGTTTGTTCGTTTGTTCGTTTATTTAACAACCACAGCCAAACCGTTAGGAGGCTATTATGAGTAAGGCAAAAGTAGTAGAAGATGAAGGTGTGAATTTCGATGACACCACAGCAAGTGAAGGTGGTATCACCATCGATCTGAACGATGTGGAAGATGGCGGCTTTGAAGCTATTCCCAAAGGTGTGTATGACTGCGTAGTCAGTGAACTCACCTTCGAATACAGCCAAAACAGCGGTAACCCTATGTGGACCTGGGTACTGGAAGTCAATGATGGTGAGCATTCCGGCAACAAGCTTTTCTTCCATACTGTATGGGCTGGTAAGGGGCTGCCTCTGACGAAGAAGGTTATCTCCGAAGTGGCTCCTGAACTGTTCGAGAGTCCTTTCGATCCTGAGCAGGTAGCCAACGAAGGTACACTTCTGGGTCGCAGCGTTCGTGCTCGTGTGGATATCCGTATGTACGAGGGTTCCAAGCGTAACAACGTGAAGACTCTGATGAAGGCCGGCGAAGGCTCAGATTTCCTGGGCTAAGTAACCACACCAAGTAAGTGAATAAGTGAAGTTCTGGTGCCGCGTAACAATTAAACCTGCACGGCAGAGATTACGCAGGTTTGTTATGTGGCACCACCTTTTAAGGAGAATCGTAAGTGTCAATGACAGATACTGAAAAGATACGTATAATAGCCAAGCTTGGAGGTAAGAAATACGTATCGTTATCAGCATTTTCCAAGCTTGCGTGTATGGCTTATTCAACAGCCAAGAGGCTATCCGATTCAGGACAGCTTAAAACTATTCCTGTAGGTGGTGTTACTCGTGTTCCGACAGATGAAGTTCTACGCTTCATGATGGAAGGTAATGCACCACAACGTCCCTCAGATGCATACTACGAGGCGACTAATCCAAACATAAACACAAACCCAAACTCGAAAGGAGATTCAAATGGCTAAAGCGTTAGTACTGTTAAGTGGTGGTATGGATTCTGGTACTTGCCTACGTATCGCCTGTGATCAATTCGACAGGAGCGTTATAGGTATCTCCGTCGATTACGGACAACGACACGTGAAGGAGATGGAATTTGCGAAGCGGCAATGCGTCTATAGTAGTGTCGAGCATCGTGTCATTGATGCACCACACCCACCTGAATCCATGTTAACCAACGCAGATATCGAAGTCCCTTCAATCTCGTATGATGAGATCAAAGGTGTTTCACCTACTTATGTACCGTTCCGTAATGGGCTCCTATTATCGATCATTGCAGGTATAGCGCAGGATATGGAAGACTGCGAAGCTATCTACTTTGGGGCTCACTCGGAGGATGCTGAAAATTGGGCGTATCCAGATTGTACACCCGAATTCATTGGTGCGATGGCAAACGCCATCTACATTGGTACTTATCACAAAGTACGTCTTCATACGCCATTGCAGTGGTTAATGAAAACGGATATCGTCGAACTGGGTAACAAAGTCGGTACCCCTTGGCATCTTACGTGGTCATGTTACAAGGGTGAAGAAAAGCACTGCGGTGTTTGCCCTACATGTATATCACGACGCGAAGCCTTCATCACAGCAGGGATCAAAGATCCTACAGAATACGCGGAGGATTTATAATGAAAAAACCTATCGTGATGACGGCTATGAACCATGCAAAGTTTGCAGCCCATGCAGCCTTTTATCCTCATACAGGGCAACACGATCAAAAGGAGTTCGATTACCTTTTCTTGGGTCTTGCGGGCGAGACTGGTGAATCTGTGGACGCTTACAAGAAAGCGATTCGTTCGTTATCAGGTGCTGATGTCGTAGCTGAAAGGGAATTTCCTTTAGCCATGGATGCACGGCGCGAACAGATTCTTGATGAACTTGGTGACGTATATTGGTATCTTAACTTGTTATGCCTGCGTTTAGGTACTTCTCCTGAAGCTGTGATGGGTGGTAACTATCTGAAGTTAACTACACGTTACAATCAGATCGAAGCACCCCACTTATTAGGTATTGAAGGTGGAGGTATCGATTATGAAGGCGAATGAGCTATTTGTTATCCGGCGTCGTATCGAGATTGACGCTGCCCACAGAGTTCCGGATCACAGATCGAAGTGTTTTCATGTGCATGGACATCGTTACGTGATCGAAGCCGAATGCGAAGGACATCTGTATCCTGAAGGCGAGCAGAAAGGTATGGTTCTCGACTTCGGTTTCCTCAAGCAGATGATGATCGAAGAGATTCATGATCCTTGCGACCATGGATTTATTATCTATTCACGTGACGATGTGTTACAGGAGCAGTTGCAGATACACCCAAGTGAAGTACCACCACCACTTCTCAAGGTGTTCTGGGTAGATTCAGTACCTACAGCGGAGAATCTTGCTCGTGTATGGTACAATCGTCTTGCCCCTCGTGTTGATAAGTTTACTGCAGGTAAGGCTCACTTAAAGTGTCTTCGTGTTTGGGAGACTCCTAATAGTCTCGCAGTTTATCCGGTGCTCTGATGAGCAAGTTGCATAGATACACAGGCAATGGACGTCCCCAAACACCGTTAACGCGCTTAGCTGCACAACGCAACTTTGCTAAACTGCGTCTTGAGGGTGCTAAGACTCTTACAGGCATCTTTAAAGTATTTGGACCCAACACACAAACTACGTTTAGGGCTAGTGTGAAGTTTAAAGAACTAGTCGAGATACTTGATGCCCTAGAAGAAGAGATTGATCTTGTGTGGCTCGCACGTAAGGAGGAAATTAAGAATGGTAAATAATCATAAGGTAACCACTATACCTGTAAAACAACCCGAACCTAAGTTTCCTGTGATGGAGATTTTTGGTCCTACGATACAAGGTGAGGGGGCTTTAATTGGTATGCCCACACATTTTGTGCGTCTTGGTGGTTGTACTTATCGCTGTGCCTGGTGCATAGCAGAAAATTCACGCGTCTTGATGTCGGACTGGACTACTAAACCTATACAAGAAGTTAAAGTGGGTGACTTTGTATTAGGTATGAAGCAACAGATCTCAGATAGAAGGTACTTAATACCTACCGAGGTATTAGAAGTTCATGATAATGGTATAAAAGATACTGTTTCAGTAACTACCGAAACCAACCAACTTATATGTACAGAAGACCATTTAATACATAACCTAAAACACAAACCTAAATGGGATAAAGCTAAATTGTTAGCTAATGGAGGTAAAATTAAGTCAGTACCTTTAGGTACACGTAACGCTCAATGGCGCCGTGGATGGTTAGCTGGTTACCTTAAAGGTGATGGCTGCTTTCATAAGTACAAAGATCGTTGGTGGCGTGTTAAAGTTACTTCGATCGATGACCTTCTACTCGACACAGCAAAGAGCTATGCTGAAGAACTTGGTGTAGCTCTGCGTAGCATAGTGCATAATGCAGGTAAAAATGCTTATAAATCTGACAACAAAATTAAGGGGTTAGAATGCACTCAAAATGATGAAGTGTTAAAACTTAAGCTGCAACTTTACACTGCAAAGGATACTAATGATCCCGATACTAATTATAGTGCTGGATGGCTGGCAGGTATTTTTGATGCTGAAGGTACCCTAGATAAAACAGCAGTTAGAATCACCCAACTAAAAGAAGATGTACGAGCAGATATAGTTACTTTTGCATCTTCATTAGGATTTGAAGTGAATGAACAAAAACGATGTATCATACTTACACCTAGTGTCAAATTCTATTCACAATGTAGACCTATACTCCAACGTAAAATTCCTCTTCAAATAGGACTTAGATGTATGCCGAGTGAGTTAGTTAAATCAGTTACACCAAACGATGACTGTAGTCACGTATATGATTTAACAACTGCTTGTGGCTCCTATACAGCTGAGGGGATACTAGTTCACAATTGTGATACTATGTTTGCTGTAGATCCGCAACAAGTGAAAGAAGGACGCGTAATGATGACGCCAAGTGAGATACTTAGTGCGTTGGAGGATCTAGGTCCTAATGCAGTGCAGTGGGTAACTATCTCAGGTGGTGATCCCATGATGCACAAGCACCTTAACGTTTTAGTGGACGAATTACGTGATGCATGTTGGAACGTAGCCATTGAGACACAAGGGGCAATTCTTCACGATAACGGTTTACATTGCGATCATCTCACAATTTCACCAAAACCACCATCTTCAGGCATGAAAACAGATATGGAGGTACTAACACAGTACATTCAAGCTGCTGATTCCGAACAGATAGCAGACTCTTTCTGTGTGAAGATTGTAGTCTTTGATGAAGAGGATCTTCGCTGGGCGAATAACATAGCTTGTAAGATGCAATTAGAGGAGTTGTATCTTCAAGTGGGTACGCAGCAAGAAGAACTATCGCTTACAGGTTACCGTAACCAGCTTCTAGAGGATTACAACTGGCTTGTTAATGAAGTGCTTATTGATGAAGCACCACGAGCTGTATATAAGTATCCTAAACTGCAGGATATGCACTCACTTATCCTACTTCCACAAATGCATGCCTTAGTATGGCACAACGAACGAGGTAAATAAAGTGTCGAAGAAACCAACACAACAAAGTCGTGATTTAAATAAAGTCCTCACTAAAATAGGACTTCCAATGGACTCGGAAAATTTTCGTGATACTCCGGTAAGGTTTTTGAAGTATCTGCAAGAATTCATTAAACCATTCGATCCCGAGGAGGTATTAGGTAATGGCTTCACTGTGGAAGATGGGTTCCATTCTATGGTGGTTCAGTCTGGTATCCCTTTTAGGGGTGTCTGCGCTCATCACCTTCTGCCTATGGTTGGTCACGCTGCTATTGGCTATATTCCTCGTGAGCGTGTCGTGGGTCTTTCTAAGCTTACACGATTGGTGGACGCAGTAGGTACTGAGTTACCAGGACTTCAAGAATTCTACTGTGACAAGATTGCAGATACCTTAATGAACCACTTGAAACCTGCAGGTGTTATTGTCAACATACACTCCGAACATATGTGTATGGCTTGTAGAGGTGTCGCAGAGCCTGATGTAGTTACATCTACAACTACAGTGCGTGGCGCTTTCCGTGATGAAACTACTGCACGTGAAACTTTTTATCGTCTCTTAGCAGAAGCCAAGCGATGGTAGCGGCCTCTTGATTTGACTCAGGACTTTATGTTATAATATTAAGTCTTATTACAATTGTGTTTGTTTGTTTGGAGGGCCTTGTGAAATATTCGCCTATAGCACCAATAGCACTACTTCAAGATCTACATCAACACAAGTTACTTGGAGATTATCATCTTGTGCTTGCGCACGATATCCTCGAACATCAGGATGCTTATCGTGAGCTGTTTAGAGAACTACGACAAAAGTATTCCGAGTTGTTTGTAATACTTGACAACTCCACCATCGAACTCGGTAAACCTATGAAGGTGCGTGATTTACTTGTCGCAGCACATGTTGTGGATGCAGATTGTATTGTGATACCTGATGTGTTAGGTAAAGCAAAGGAAACTGTAGAAGCTGCTTGGGACTTCTGGAAGGATTACAAACGTCACGAGAATCTTCCATTAATGGCTGTACCTCAAGGTAAAACCGTAATAGAACATGTTTTATGTTCGCGTCTATTACGTCAAGTACCTCTAGTAGATTATTGGGGGGTGCCAAGAAACCTCGCAAATCGGTTTGGAACACGTCAAGATTCCCTTTTAATGCAGGAGTTAGGTTATGGTGATAAGTATAACGGCGTAGATAATGTACATATGTTGGGTATGTCGAAGCACTTCGAAGACGACATCAAATGTGCTAAGCTTTCTGGAGTAATGGGTATCGATTCTGCTAATCCTTGTGTCTTAGGCCAAGATAATATACTTCTTAGTAAGGTAAGTAATCCACCACACTTGCAAAGAGGTGATTACTGGACACAAACACACCACACGTTGGAAACAAGAGATAACATTCAATTCGTACGGGATGCTTTAAATGGCATGTGAAGTTAAGTGCGCTAATTGTCCCTTTGGTGGTGCACGCGTTTCAACAAAAGGCTCTCCAGATGCTCCTATGATAATTGTGGGTGAAAGTCCTGGACCTCAAGAGGTGCGTGAAGGCGAGCCTTTCGTTGGATCTTCGGGTCGTGTATTGCACGATACAATCCCGTTTGATCCAGATAAGATGTTTGTCACAAACGCCTTATTCTGCAATCCACCACGACAATTAAAGAAAGATACGTCGCGGGTGTCTAGAGCCATTACAGCGTGTCAACCGAGGCTCTTAGAATCAATCCAACGTGACACAGAACATTTACCTAAAATAATAATAGCCTTAGGTAACTACGCGTTATGGTCACTAACAGGTAACCACAACTTAAAGATCACTCAGGTTAGGGGTCAGTTAGTCCCTTCAAATTTATCCGTATACGGCATCTTACCAGTAATTCATCCAGCAGCATTAATGCGTGGTACGGGTTCGTATCGACAATTCAAAGAAGATCTTCTCTACGCACAACACCTAGCAAACGGTGGACACCCAAAACAGTATACTCACACAAAGTGGAAAGGTGTTCATACAATGGCTGAGTGTTACTACGCACTTAAGGATCTTTCTAAGTACTCCGAACTCACTGCGGATATAGAAACTACAGGGTTTAATCCTAGTACTTGTAGGATCCTCTCTATAGGTGTTAAGGGAGGTGGTTACGCTCCGGATCAACCTACTCGCGCATATTGTTTCCGCGGGACTTTAAAGCGGCGTCTCTGGACCATATTAACCAACCCTAAAATTAAGTGGTGTTGGCATAATGGTAAATTCGATATATCATTCCTACGCGAGATTGGCATAGAAGCGCGCGTTGATGACGATACCATGTTAATGAGTTACTGTTTGGATGAAAACCCTGGTGTACACGACTTGGAGCAGATAGCTAACGAATTACTTGGCGCTCCTGATTACAAAGATATGCTTACCAAATATGTTGGCACAGGTAAGAACAAGAAGTCGTACGCAGCTGTACCCGAACCTGTATTAGATGAATACCTTGCATACGATGTAGATAACACTCACCAGATACGTAAGGTGTACCGAGAACGTATTGCCGCTGATCCCATAGCAGAAAAGTTATACACTAAAACACTTATTCCTGCATCCGAACTCCTCTATCATATTGAACGTAGGGGCATGTATCTGGATCAGGAAAGGCTTGCAGAGAATGATATCTATTACAAGGAAGAGATTGCACGAGTACGTAGCGAGCTTCGTGATATATGCGGCTACGAAATAAATCCTAATTCACCTAAACAGTTAAAAGAACTACTCTTTGAAAAGTGGAAGATACCAAACAAACGTAAAGGTTCCACTGATGAGAAAACCCTCAAAGCACTTTTGCAGATGCCACGTTATTGGCGGGATGCACGTATCCAACAAGCTCATGGTGAAATGGTGACAAGCTTTATCAAGAAACTGATGGAGCATCGTAAGATTGCTAAACAACATGGAACTTATGTTAAACCCATGTTGGGTCATTTATGGCCTGATGGAAGAATCCACACAACTTATAAGTTACACGGTACACCTACGGGTCGATTAGCATCTTCAAAACCTAACCTGCAAAATATCCCACGCTTACCACGACTCAGAGGACAATTTACTGCTCCTCCTGGATACATTATCGTGGAGGTTGATTTATCACAAGCTGAACTACGTTCACTAGCGCAATTGTCTGGTGATGTTGAGATGTGTCGTATTTACAATGATAATTCAACTTCGCTACACAAAGAAGTAGCACTTGCTATGTTTGGTAAGGGTTATAACAAGGATCAATACGTACGTGCTAAGGCAGTTAACTTTGGTATTGTATATGGACGCACAGCACATACATTGGCTGAGGAATTTAACGTACCCGTAAGTGAAGGTCAACGAATGATAGATGCCTGGTTTGAGCGTTTTCCTCAAGCAAGGGACTACATAATGAAGTGTCGTGCAACACCTAACTTAATGCAGACTATGGTTACTTGCTTTGGGCGTCGTAAACGTCATGGTATAGTTTGTCCAGGAAACATTACAGAACTACAAAACCAATCAGCAAACTTTCCTCATCAGTCTATTGCATCGGATATCACGCTTACAGCTGCGATTCGTGTGCGACCTAAATTAATTGCACGTGGTTATGATGCAAATATCATCAACCTTGTTCACGACTCTATCATGGTTGAAGTTCGTGACGAAGAGAAGTTAATTAACGAAGTGGCGTTATTAGTTAAGGCGGAAATGGAATCAATCGCACCTGAAAAGGGTTTAACTAGAGTTCCTTTCTTAGCTGATTGTGCTAAAGGTAAACGTTGGGGTTATCTAGAGGAGTTTGAACCTTATGCAACTTAGTGTATTAGAAACTCGTACTTTGACTTATTGGAGATTGTCTTTAACATGGAATAAAGGATCTGAGTCTGGGTCTAGGAGACGCCGTGTATCAACAAGCCACGCTATACAACTGTTGAACGAGTATATTTTCAGCACACAAGCAACATTACGTATAGTGTCATTTAACTTAAGGCAAGACATAATCGAAGGTTAATAGGAGTATTCAAATGCGTAACAATTTCTATCGTGAGTACAGTTTCGAAGATTACGTGAACATGGAAGAGTTAGTAGATCCAGCGCACAGAAAAGTTGACATTTTCAGTCAAGATATTACCCAGTATGTATGGAGCGAAAAGTATCACTACAAAGGTGATGGTGCTCACCCCTTCAATTCGTTTGCGCGTGTCTGTAAAGGCGTGTACCAGAATGAAGAGAATCCGATACACGAAAAATTAGCCCTTTCTGCTATGAGGGCTGGTTTATGGGTGCCTGCAGGTCGTATACACGCTGGTGCAGGTACTCCTAAAGTGGTTACTCTCATTAACTGTTACGTAGATCGCACAATTGAAGATTCCATGATAGGAATCAGGGATGCCCTTGGAGATGCGATGTTAACTATGCAACAGGGCGGAGGTATTGGAATGGACTTTTCAACACTACGTCCTAAGGGTGCTCTCTTAAAGCGTACAGGCTCGGATGCTAGCGGCCCCTTGCCTTTTATGGATATGTGGAACTCTATGTGTGGTACCATTAAGAGTGCAGGTTCACGTAGAGGTGCTATGATGGGTGTTATGAGTTGTGAACATCCTGATCTACCTGAATTTATTCAAGCTAAACACGAAGCAGGACGCCTTACCAACTTTAACGTATCTGTATTGATATCTGATGCCTTTATGGATGCTGTTAAATCTGATGTAAGTTGGTATCTTGGCTTCGAAGAACCTCCTATGGACGGCTCACACTTATTCGTTGTGGAAAATGAAGATGCACCTGATTGGTATGTGTATTCAGAATGGCGTGCACGTGATCTGTGGGATATGATCATGAGGTCTACTTATGAATATTCAGAACCTGGAGTAATCTTCATCGATGTGATCAACGAGACTAACAACCTTAAGTACTGTGAAGTAATCTCATGTACAAACCCATGCGGAGAACAACCATTACCACCGAATGGTGCATGTAACTTAGGTGCAGTCAACTTAGCACGTATGATAAAGGACCCCTTTACTTCTACGGCGGCATTCGATTACGTACTATTAGAACGTGCTGCTATGATTGGTACACGTTTCCTGGATAATGTAATTGACATCACACATTACCCGTTAGAAGCTCAAAAGAAGGAAGAAGTTAGTAAACGACGTATCGGCGTAGGTATTACGGGACTCGCAAACGCTCTTGCAATGTTGCAGATTCCTTATGGTTCAGAGATAGCACTACAAACAACACATCGTATTACGGAATGCTTAAAGAACAGTGTTTATGATGCGTCAACAAGACTCGCCGAGGAACGAGGTGCGTTTGAACTGTATGATGCCTCACAATGGGGACTAGATTCACCTGCAGTAGCATCTTTACCCATGACGATAAAGGAAAACATCCTTAAGTATGGAATCCGTAATGGAGTACTATTAACTATTGCACCTACAGGAACTACTTCTTTATACTATGGTAACGTATCTTCCGGTTTAGAACCTGTGTTCTCTTGGGAAACTAAACGTAAAGTATTACAGGACGATGGTAGTTACAAAAACTTCCTTGTAACAGATTATGGTTACAATGTTTACCAGAGTGTTCATGGTAAGACACCTATAAGTGAGTTGCCTGATTATATGATAGCACACGAATCCTTAGATGTGTCTGATCATATACGTATGCAATCAGTGTGTCAGAAAAATGTTGATGCATCCATATCCAAAACCATTAATTGTCCTAAAGATATATCCTTTGACGATTTCAAACTGATATATTGGGATGCTTATTCAATGGGTTGTAAAGGATGTACAACTTATCGTCCAAGTGAAGTGCGTGGCAGCGTATTAGAAGATGCAAGTAAAAACACTAGTACCAATACCAACACTAAAGCGGCTACAGCGGCTACCGGGGCAATTGCCCGCCCCACCAAGTTAAAGGGTGAAACATATAAAATTAAGTGGCCTCAAATTGATGCAGCTTTTTATGTAACCATTAATCAGATAGGTGAACCACCCAAACCTTATGAAATATTCATCTCCTCTACATCTTCACGTTATGCTGAATGGACAACCGCATTAACTTTGATGTTGTCAGCGATAATGAAGACTGGGTATGATGTTAGCTTTATTCCTACAGAACTTAAAAAAGTAGTTTCCGCTACAGATACAGCTTGGATAGGTGGTAAACATTATCACTCGCTTGTCGCCCTTATTGGTGATACCATCGAACAACACTTTATATCGTTAGGGATTCTAGAGGATCCAAACGAAACCAACGAAACTATTAACACGAACATAGATACAGATACAGATATAGATACTATGATTGATCGTAGGGGCGAGTTATGTACGCAATGCAATCAGTATGCAGTAATACCACAAGAAGGGTGCATGATCTGTACAAACTGTGGATATTCCAAGTGTGGATAGCCTATTCAAAGTAGAAGTCAAGTTTTATAATGCTAGTAGAGGTTATGTACTTGATACTATAACGTGTTTTGAGCTTGGTGATACTAACTTACCATATACTCGAGTAAGTATACTTCAACCAGGAATCACAACACCTCAAGCTGCAGTACGTGCGGGTTTTAAGTTCATTCACGATATGCGATCATATCTTAAAGAGGACAAGTAATGTTATACAGTACGCAAGAAACATACGATATGCTTCAGGAGATCCTTAAACACGAATCCCAATTGACCCCTTGGGAAGAGGGTTTTATTGAAGATATGACACTCTTGGTAGATTCACGTGAAGATGTTGCGTATCTACCTCCAGGAGCACGCGAAAAGATTAGTGAGATCTAC